CGGCCGAGAAGCTCGAGTCCAACATCTCGGGTAAGGCGGTTGAGCTGATCCAGAACAAGCTCGACATGCAGGCCTTCATCTACATGAGCAACTTCGCCAAGGGCGTCCAGCACTGCGGCGAAATCTGGCTCAGCATGGCCAAGGAGGTCTACGTCGAGGAAGGCCGCAAGATGAAGGGCATCGGCGAGCAAGGCGAGATGAGCCAAGTCGAGCTGGTCAAACCCATGATCGGCGAAGAAGGTGAAGTCGAAGTCGAGAACGACCTGTCTGAGGCTGAGTTCGACGTGGCTGTGCAGGTTGGCCCGTCCAGCTCCAGCAAGCGCGCCGCCACCGTCCGTGCCCTGACCGGCATGATGCAGATCACGCAGGACCCTGAGACCTTGCAGGTGCTGTCGGCCATGGCCATGATGAACATGGAAGGCGAGGGCATCACCGAGGTGCGTGACTACTTCCGCAAGAAGCTGCTGCGCTTGGGTGTCGTCGAACCGACTGATGAGGAGAAGCGAACTCTCATTCAGGAAGCTCAGAACGCCAAACCTGACGCCCAGACTCTGTACCTGCAGGCTGCGGCCCAGGAGGCTGCGGCCAACGCCCAGCGTTCTCGCGCTGACACCGTGCTCACAGTGGCCAAGGCCGAGGAGACCAAGGCCAAGACCCTCAAGACCGTGTCTGAGGTCGACGCCATGGACCAGAAGCAGGCACTGGAAGTCATTGACCGATTCGGCGTGGCACCGCAGCCGAGTCCTGAAGTTTCTGTGGTGGCGGTTGAACCGCCTCCGCAAGTATGAGTTACGCGGCACCCACCCAGCCGCTTCTTTGGGTGAGTTGATACATGGGGTCCACTATGGGAAAGAAGGCAGTAACAGTCGAACCACCGATCGTCGAGGACGATGAGGTTGCGACGCTCGATGACGAGCAGCAGAGCACCGAAGCTGGTGAGGGCGAGGAAGCAAACGCGACCGAGCAAGCCGCTGGCGAAGGTGAGCAGCAAGTCGACGGGCAGGCAGCTGAGTCTGATGACGATGAAGTTGTGGTCTCGATTGGTGAGGAATCGCCGCCTCAAGATGAAGCAGCTCATGCACCTGAATGGGTACGAGAACTGCGCAAGAAGAACCGCGAAGATCAGCGCCGCATCAAAGAACTTGAAGACGAGTTGAAACGAGCCAAAGTACCTGCTGAGACCAAACCGGCAGCGCTGGGCAAGAAACCAACTCTCGACGACTTTGACTACGACACTGAGAAATTCGAGCAGGAGTTGGCCGCCTGGTACGACCGCAAGCGAGCAGCCGATGAGGCTGAGCGCAAAGCGCGTGAGAAAGAACAGGAAGCTGAGCAAGCTTGGAAGAAGAAGCTCGATGATTACGGCAAGGCGAAAGCTGAGCTTAAGGTCAAGGACTTCGATGACGCCGAGTTGGCCATGCAAGACCAGTTCAACGTCACGCAGCAAGGCATCATCGTGCAAGGAGCTGACAACCCCGCTCTCGTGGTCTACGCGCTGGGCAAAAACCCGAAGAAGGCCAAGGAGCTTGCATCAATCACCGACCCCGTGAAGTTCGCTATTGCGGTCGGCAAACTGGAGACTCAATTGAAAGTGACCAATCGCAAAGCACCGCCTCCGCCTGAGAAGACGCTCCAGGGAACTGGACCCAAATCTGGCGCGGTGGACTCAACCCTCGAGCGGCTCCGCGCCGACGCCGAGAAGACCGGAGACTACACCAAGGTCCTCCAGTACAAACGGCAGAAGCGCGAAGCAACCAAATCTTGATCTTGAAATAGGAGCCAAACATGGCAAACGCATTTAGCAAAGAAGAACGCGTCGCGTTCGAAAACCTTCTGGAAGGCTTCCAGGACGCACTGGTGCTGTCGCGCAACGTCAGCATCTACAACACCGACTCCACCATGATGGAGCGCACCAACAACGTCATCTGGCGCCCGATGCCGTACATCGCTCAGTCGATCAGCTCGACTCCCGGCGTGTCGATCGCAGGTTCGTACCAGGACATGACCCAGCTGGCTGTGCCTGCTACCTTGGGCTTCAGCAAGACCGTGCCTTGGACCATGACTGCTCTCGAGCTGCGTGACGCGCTGCAAGAGAATCGTCTGGGTGACGCCGCCAAGCAGAAGCTGGCCAGCGACATCAACCTCGCTATCATGAACGTGGCTGCTGCTCAGGGTTCCCTGGTGGTCGGCGTCGCCGGTGCTGCCGGCGACTACGACGACGTGGCCCTGGCCGACTCGGTCATGAACGAGCAAGGTGTGGTGAACTTCGGCCGCTTCCTGGCCCTGTCCAGCCGTGACTACAACGGTCTGGCCGGCAACCTGGCGGCTGTGACCCGCAGCTTCGGCAATCAGAAGTCTGACAAGGCTTATGAGCGCTCCTACGTCGGCATGGTGGCTGGCTTTGACACCTACAAGATGGACTACGCCAACCGCATCGCTGCGGCCGGTGGTGGTGCCACTTTGATTGACACTCAAGCTGCGGCCAACAACTACCTGGTGCCGTCTGCCACCTCGACCGCCCTGACCGGTGAAACCCAGAACGTGGACAACCGCTTCCAGACCATCACCGTGGACAACACTGGTGGCATCGTGGCTGGCGACGCGTTCACGATCGACGGTGTCGAGGCTGTGCATCACATCACCAAGCAGTCGACTGGTCAGCTGAAGACCTTCCGCGTCGTTCAGGTTGTCGACGGTACCCATCTGGTCATCACCCCGGGTATCATCAGCAACCAGGGCGGTACGGACGCCGAAGCTCAGTACAAGAACTGCGTCGTGACTCCTGCTGCAGCTGCGCCGTTCACCTGGCTCAACGTCAATGCCACGAACATCAACCCGTTCTGGCAGCGGGACGCGCTGGAGATTCTGCCCGGCCGCTACGCCGTCCCGACCGATGCCGGCACCGCAGTGATGCGCGCCAGCACCGACCAGGGCATCGAGCTGGTCATGCAGAAGTGGTACGACATCAACAGCATGACGACTCTGTACCGTCTCGACACGCTGTTCGGTGTGGTCAACAAGCAACCTGAGATGAGCGGTATCCTGCTGTTCAACCAGTAAGCAACTGAGGACGGGAGGCTTCGGCCTCCCTCCTCTCCATTAAGGAGACCACCATGCCGTTGAAAAAAGGTTACTCACAGAAATCCATCTCAAGCAATATCAGTAAGGAGATGAAGGCCGGTAAGCCTCAAAAGCAAGCCGTGGCAATTGCATTGAGCACTGCCCGTGAGGCGGCCAAGAAGGCCGGCAAACCAGGCAAGACTCCGATGAAGAAGGGGAAAAAATGAACTTTCCATCACTCGTCTACCGTTGCCCTGGTCCACACCGGAAGCCAGGTCAAGGCACCTACGCCTACGCTCAGGTCAAGACTCAGGAAGAACTCGGCACCAAACTTGCATCCGGTTGGTTTACCACCTTCGCTGAGGCCAAAGAGGCCGCGGGCGAGGTTGCACCGAGCAAAAAGCCGTCGAAAAAGTCTGGGCGCCGCTTCAAACCGTCGCGCCCGCTTGATGGCGTGAACCGCCGCCTGCTGCCCAAACCCACTGAGCAGACTCAAGAAGCCGTGGAAGAGGCCAAGGACGACCAACCTGCGACCCGCGATGAACTTGAAGCCAAGGCCACTGAGCTCGGCATCGCGTTCACTGACAAGACAACTGACGCCAAACTGCTGAAGTTGATCACCAAACATCTGGAGAGCTGATATGGGTTGGACTAAGCGCCAATTCGTGACGCAAGCATTTGAAGAAATCGGGCTGGCTGCTTACGTCTTCGACCTGCAGCCTCAGCAACTTGACAGCGCCCTGCGCAAACTCGACGCTATGATGGCTTTGTGGAACGGTAAGGGCATCCGGTTAGGTTACCCACTGCCGTCGAGTCCACAAGACAGCAACCTTGATGAGGAAACCCTGGTCCCCGACTCAGCCAACGAGGCCATCTACACCAACTTGGCCCTGCGGATTGCCGGAGGTCTTGGCAGACAGCCTCAGGACGTGACCAAAGCGGCCGCCAGGGCTGGTTACGAGGTCTTGCTCTCACGAGCTGCCATGCCGATGGAACAGCAGTTCCCTGGGGCCCTTCCTGTTGGCGCAGGGAACAAACCTTGGAACAACTACGACAACCCGTTTGTCAACCCGCCTGTGGACCCGGTGCTTGCCGGCCAAGACGGCCCGATCCAATTCAACTAAGGAGCTGTCATGCCTCAAATCAATCAACTTCCGGTCCTCAGTCAGGTCTCGCCTGGCGACCAGATCCCTGTCTTTACGCCGAACAACGGCGACGCGCGACGCCTGCCGATCAGTCAGCTGCTGGCGTTCTTCCAGCAGTCATTCGCCAGCCCGACGTTGTCGACCCAGTTCACCACGCCTGGCACTGGTTTCAACGTCGCCATCCAGACGCCGGTCAGCGAGCAGCAGTGGTTGATCATTCAGCCTGCCGGCACGCTGGCCACCGGCACAGTCACCTTGCCGCTGAATACGCAGACGCCTGACGGCACTGAGGTGCTCATCACGACCACTCAGCAGATCACCGCTTTCACGCTGGCATTGAACGGTGCTGCTGCGGCGTTTGGCGCACCCAGTACGTTGTCGGCCGAGGACTTCTTCCGTGTGCGCTACTACGCGGCCACGAACAGCTGGTACCGCATCGCCTAAGGTGAACTGAATGCAAATCCCCATCGTCAACGGCATCTACACTGACAACGGACCTGACCTGCGCACGTCGTACCCGGTCAACATGGTACCCGCCCCGAAGAAGCAGGGCGTCAGCAACGGCTACCTACGCCCGGGCGATGGCATTGTGGCCAACGGTTCTGGCCCTGGGGTAGATCGTGGCGGCATCAACTGGAACGGCGTCTGCTACCGCGTCATGGGCACCAAGCTCGTGACCGTGGCCAGCAATGGCGCTGTGACCGTTCTGGGTGACGTTGGCGGCCCCGTCAACACGCTGGTGACGATGGACTACAGCTTCGACCGCCTGGCCATCGCCTCTGGTGGCCGCCTGTACTACTGGAACGGCACGCTCACGCAAGTGACCGACCCAGACCTTGGCGTCGTGCTTGACTTCTGCTGGGTCGACGGCTACTTCATGACGACTGACGGGACTAACCTGGTTGTCACAGAGCTCAACGACCCGACGCAGGTTAACCCGCTCAAGTATGGATCGTCTGAGGTTGACCCAGATCCGGTAGTTGCCCTGCTCAAGTTGCGCAACGAGGTCTACGCTCTGAATCGCAACACCATCGAGGTGTTCGACAACGTCGGCGGGGACTTCTTCCCGTTCCAGCGCATCGATGGTGCTCAGATCCAGAAGGGCGCCATCGGCACCTTTGGTTGCTGTGTCTACATGGAGATGGTCGCGTTCCTCGGCTCAGGTCGCAACGAGGCGCCGGGTATCTACATGGGCTCGAACGCCTCCGCCAACAAGATCAGCACCCAGGAGGTTGACGAGATCCTGTTGCAGTTCACCGAGGCCCAGTTAACCACCGTCAAGTTGGAGGCGCGCAACGACAAGAACCACCAGCATCTGTACGTGCACCTGCCTGACCGCACGTTGGTCTACGACGCGGCCTCCTCGGCTGAGATGGAGGTGCAGGTCTGGTTTACGCTGACAACGGCGGTCGCGGGGTTTAGCCAGTACCGCGCGCGCAACCTGGTCTGGGCCTACGATAAGTGGTTGGTAGGCGATCCTCAGTCGAGCAACATCGGCTACCTTGACGACACCGTCGGCCACCACTGGGGCCAACCAGTGCGTTGGGAGTTTGGTACGACGATCGTGTACAACGAGGGCAATGGCGCCATTTTCAGCGAACTTGAACTTGTCGCCTTGACTGGTCGCGTCTCACTCGGGGCCGACCCGATTATCACCACCAGCTACTCGCTCGACGGCTTGGCTTGGAGTCAAGATCAGGCCATTCGTGCCGGTAAGATAGGGCACAGTCTGGAGCGTCTGCTCTGGTTGCAGCAAGGGTTTATGCGTAACTGGCGGATCCAACGGTTCCGTGGTACGAGCGACGCCCACTTGGCATTTATGCGACTTGAAGCTCAAGTCGAACCACTGGCGTATTGACCATGGCAACGCAAAAGCTCAACCTCACCCGCGATCAGCTCGCCACGTTCCTCAAGAACCACGAGCAGGTCAAGCAGTTCGAGAGGCTGTTCGGGCAGGCTAACGAGTCTGCCGACTCTATTGCAACGCTGGACGCCAGAATTTCCGCGCTGGAAAATCCGGCAGGCATCCTGATTATGGCTGATCACCAGTGTGATACTGAAGCTTATTGGATAGTGGCGGGCGCTTCAGGTCTTACGGTGACATTACCCAAATGCGCGGCGGATATTGTAGGGCGGACGTGGGACATAACATTAGGCGTTGCTGGCGACGTGACCATCGAGACGGCTGCGGGCGACAGCGTGCCTACCCCGTCAGACCCAGCAGAAACGACAATTATCCTTAACCGTCGCGGATCAACGGTGGCTATGCGCTGCACCTCCGCGAGCACTTGGAGCTTCGCATGAGCTTAATACTTGGAGGCCTGACCGATGCAGAACTTAGGGCGAGCCCGGTCGCCGTGGCCGGCCCGCTGACCGACGCTGAGTTAAGAGCAAGCCCGGTCGCCGTGGCCGGCCCGCTGACCGACGCAGAACTACGGGCTACTCCTGTGCCTGTGAGCGGTGCAGTTGCGGTTTCAGGCGTAGTACCAATCAGCATCGCAGATACGGTAGCACTTGACGCTTTTGGCCGTCTACGGGTGTCAACTCCGACAACATTGTTCGATGCTCAACAGGAGTATGGTTTAGACACGCTACGGGTATGGGATGGCGCAGCCAACGGCACGTACACATCCATGTCATCCAATGGCTCTGCGTCAAGTGCGGGTAATGCAGTAGGTCCAACAGATGCTAATACCCGGATGACACCGATTACCTGCTCATCCACTGACGGCCACTACGCTACCCTACAGTCCCGGCAGTACTGCCGTTACATCCCAGGCAAGTCGCACCTGATCTTCATGACCGGCATCTTCGCTCCGGGGGCTAGTTCAACAATGTCCCTAGTTCGCAGGACTTCGACTAGCGGGAGCGTGGTCGATAATGAGGTGGCGCAATCGTCTTGGAACATCGACAAATTTGACGGTACTGGGCCGAGCGGTATCACGCTCGATTTCACCAAGACACAGATTCTGGTCATTCAGGCTCAGTGGTTGGGTGTTGGGCGGGTGGTCGTTGGCTTTGACGTTGACGGCGTTCTCTACCCTGCACACCAGTTCCTGAACGCGAACGTACTGACTGTGCCATACACACAGACGTTCAATCTGCCTGTGCGGTACGAGATTCGGCAGGAAACGACCGACTGTGTTGCGCGTAGCGGCTACTTTGACTCCGCTAACGGTATCTTCCTCAAGGCGTTGAAAGCACAGTCCGGGGGCACGATCCAGATGGTGTGCGCGTCGGTGCAGTCGGAAGGCGGCAAAGAGGCACGCGGCTTCCCGCTTACAGCCAACAGAGGAACAGCATCTGTTGCCGTTACTACTCGCCGGGCAGTGCTCTCTATCCGACCCAAGGCTACATTCAACAGCCGTACTAACCGGGCGCATATCGAACTGGCCGACTTCAGTCTCAATGCATCGTCCAACAGCGCCCTTTATGAGATTGTGATTGGTGGGACTTTGGGCGGCTCTCCTTCGTGGACTTCTGTGGGCACGAATTCAGCGGTCGAATATGACGTAGCAGGTACAACAGTAACAGGCGGGACTATGATTCTTTCTGATTATGTAACATCTGGCTCCGGCTCTACACGTGGAATCGCTCGCGGCGATATCGACATTCGCAACCCGTTTGTCCTTCGCCAGATCGACGCACTCGCAGCCAACCAGGATATCCTGTCCATCGTTTGTACCTCCGTATCAGGTACGTCGAACATCCTTGCAGCGATCAATTGGTACGAACAAACGGTTTAATGCGAAATCGCCTAAAAGTGTTTACAACTAGGCGGATTCGTAGTAGGATCCATCCTAGTTGTGAACCAGATTCACAACAGCTGAGCCGATCGAGCAGCCAGCAGCTCACAACCGCCCTGAACAAGGAGAATGTGGATGCTGGCTGTCGCTGTTTCTGAAGGTATTACTGAAGATCACCTGCAAGAGGTGTACTCTGACACCTACATCACCAAGGTCGGTCACGACCACCGCCCGGCTGCGCCCATTCACCACCCTCTGGTCACCTACCTGACCGCGACGGTTGACGGCAAGTTTTCTGGTGCCTTTATGGCCATCCAGCAAACATCTGTGGAGTTAGAACTCCACTCGCTGTTGAAAAAGTCAGCAGTTCCACATTCTCGCCGGCTTGGCCGCGAGTTCCTACGCTGGGCCTTCGAGTCACGCCCCATCTTGCGCGTGACTGCATACATCATTGAAGGTCTGGAATCAGCAAAAAACTACTGCCTCAAGCTCGGGATGAAACTCGAGGGCTTTCGCCGTGACGCCTGCGTTCAAAGTGGCCACGTGAAAGGCCTCTACATCTTGGGCATGACGCGTCAAGATTGGAGCCAAGCATGAGTTTCGTCGGAGACTTCATCGGTGACGTCGTCGGTGGCATCACCGGTGCAAAACAAGCTGGGCAAGCAGCCGAACAGGCTGGCCAACTTCAGTACCAGGCCTCGATGGCCGGGGTCGAGGAGCAGCGTCGCCAGTTCGACAAGTTGGTCGAACTCATGGCCCCGTACGTGGCCGCAGGCGAAGGCAGCATGGCTGGCCAGCAGGCTTTGGTTGGTCTCAAAGGACCTGAAGCTCAGCAACAAGCCATCTCGGCACTGGAGCAGTCGCCTGAGTTCGCCAGTCTTGTCCAACAAGGTGAGAACGCGCTGTTGCAGCAAGCGTCAGCCACCGGTGGTCTGCGTGGCGGCAACACGCAAGCAGCACTTGCCCAGTTTCGCCCGCAGATCCTGTCAGCCCTCATCGAACAGCAGTACGGCCGCCTCGGTGGTTTGACCAAGATCGGTCAGGCTTCTGCCGCCGGCCAAGCTGCCGCCGGCATGGAGACGGGTTCTAACGTAGCCAACCTGCTGCAGCAAGGTGGCGCCGCCCAGGCAGGTGCCGCCATCGCAGCCGGTAGCGTGCCTCGCCAGACGTTCGGTGACATCCTGAAGATCGGTGGTACGGTCGCAGGCTTCTTCTAAGGACAACGAACATGGCAATCAATCCTCCGCAAGGTCCGATCAACTACATGGCAGCAATGCCTCAAGTTGACCTAGGTCAAAGTCTTCTCGAAGGTCTGAAACTTGGTTCTGGCATTCGTCAGATGCGCGAGCAACGCGCTGAGACTCAACGCGCTGAAGAGGCGCGCGTCCAGTATGCCAAGGACCTGCAGACCACGCTTGACAATCCGACGCCGCAAGCATTCGCCGCCCTGTCGGCCAAGTACCCACAGCAGCGCGAGGCATTCAAGCAGTCGTGGGAGATGTTGAACAAGGACCAACAGGATTCTGAGTTCCTGGCTGGTTCACAAGCGTTCAACGCCATCCGCAGCGGCAACGTGCAGGTGGCCAAGGACCTGCTTGACCAGCGCATCGCGGCCATGGAGAACAGTGGCCAACCTACGCAGAAGATGCAGGTTATGCGCCAAGCTCTTGAGGGCGACCCCAAGGCTGTGCAAAGTCAACTTGGTTTGGTGCTGTCGGCTGTTGATCCCGACCGCTGGACGAAGTTCGCTACCGGCAGCACGGCCCTTGAGAAGGCAGATGCTGAGTTGACTGAGTCGCAGGCCAAGGCCCAATCTGCTGCTGTGGCCGCTAAGTTCGCTGAGTCGAACGCGGCCCTCGACATCCAAAAGAAGGGCTGGGACATCACTAAGATTCAGGAAGACATCAAGATCGCCAAGCAGAACGCTGGCATCGCTGCGCTCAACGCACAGATCTCTCGTGAGGGCAACGACCTTAAGAGGCGCGAACTCCAACTCAAGGTTCAAGAGATGGAGCAGAAGCGTGATGAGGCTGTTCGTGGCAAAGTGGCTGAAGCCAGTACGGCCGCCGCCCAAGCCGACAACCTGCTCAATACGGTTGAGAAGGCACTCAACATGTCGGTCACCGGTCGCGACAAGGCTGGCAAACCGACTGGCTTCACCGGCACTATCACATCGGCCACCGGGCCGATCAGTTCCCGCATGCCAACGCTCAGCCAGGACGTGGCCGACTTCGAGGAAACGATCAATACACTGGGCAGCCAAATCACCATGTCCCGCATCGGTGAGATGAAAGGCGCCCTGTCTGACAAGGACTTGGCCACTCTCCAGTCATCGCTGCAGTCGCTTAGTCTACGTCAGTCGCCGCAGCAGTTGATCAACAACTTGCTTGAGGTGCAACGCCTAACTCAGAAAGCGCGCAAGAACACCATGGACAAGTTTGGCGCACCTGCCACGTTGTCCGTGCCTGACACGCCTGCTGCCCAACCGGGCCCGACTGAGATTGATGACCTCGTCAAGAAATACGGAGGCGGCCGCTAATGGCAACCCTTCAAGAACTTGAGCGGGCTTTGGTCAATGCTGACCGGGCCGGAGATACTGACGCAGCACGCAAGTTGGCCGCAGTCATCTCGCGCGCCCGCCAGGACGTCGT